GTCAAGATCCGTACCATCGAAAGGCTAAGTCTACATCGACGACGATTGCAGGGGCCAACCTTCACGCTCAAAAGCTTCCGTCCTCAAACGTCTGGCTTTACGAGCTCGACACAAGCTATTGGAAGCAGTTCATCCATGAACGTTTTATGACTCCAACCTTCGATGAATCTAATATGCTTCGGCGTGGTTCGCTTTCGTTGTTCGCACTTGAGGAAGAACGGCGACATTCGCAGTACGCGCAGCATATCGCAGCGGAAGAACTGGTGACGAAGTTTACTGAGGGTAAGGGGGCTAAGACCTACTGGATGGTCAAGGACTCGAACAATCACTGGCTTGATGCGACCTACATGGCAGCGGCGGCTAGTGAGGCTTGCGGGGTTAAGTTGATTGCTCCAAGTGAAATCGAGGTGCAACCGAAGCACGTTAGCGGCGAACAGCCCAAGCAAACGAAACCAGCACAGCAAGCCTACAGGCATGGCCAGCAAAGATTCAAGCAGCGTCAAGGCGGATGGGTTCCCAAACGGAGAGGGTGATATGGCGAAGAAACTAAAGCGAAACGAAAAGCCGACAATGCAAGAGGCTGTTGAGCCGGTTGCTACGGTTGAAGCGGTAACGACCATCGAGGCCCCTATCCCCCGCGAAGACGAGGCCAGGCCATGCACTCTTTGCGAATCGCGACGACCTATCGGAACGAGCTACAGCCGGGTTTATTGCACAAAGGCCAATGTCCGATACTGCAAATGCTACTACTGCGGGCACACTTGGGCGCAAGAGCGTAAATAATTTGTCTCTGTGTACTAATGGGATGGTACAGGCATATTCCAACGGTCGGCTAGCCATGCAATCCTTTGTGCATGGCATCAGCAGCAACTCTGTTGGCACTCATCGACAAAGCTATTGAGGCCCTCTTAACCGGAGGGGCTCAGCAGTATTCTATTGGCTCAAGAACGGTTACCAAGCTTGACCTAGCGTCGTTGATGGAACAGCGAAACAAGCTACTCCATCAAGTGCAACGCGAAAGCGGATCGGGCGGCATCTCCCTCGGTAGAATCGTAGGGGGCAGTCGATGATTGATCGATTCATCGATTCAGTGGTGTCGGCGGTAAGTCCGATTGCAGGATTGCGACGGCAAGCGGCCAGGAAAGCCCTCGCACGATCGTACCAAGGGGCCGAACCATCTAGGGTCAGCAGCAACAAGAACCCGAAGAACCTACCGGCTGACCAAGAATTGATGGGGCCATTCGGGGCCGATAAGCTTCGGGCATGGGCAAGGCTTTTGGTTCGAGATAATGCTTACGCTTGGGGCGTAGTCGATACGATCGTATCATCGGTAATCGGTGCGGGTATCCAGGCCCAAAGCACCTATGAGACTCCCGAAGGCGATGACATTGAAGACATCAACGACCTACGCGATAAGGCTTGGTCGGAGTGGTCGGAAGTGGCCGACATCAACGGCAGATTGACCCTTGAAGAAATCCAGATCATCGCCCTTCGTGAAATGGTCGAAGCGGGCGAAGTGCTCATCCGGATCGTCAATCTACCATCGACCGAATACCGTGGAATCTCTCGACCGATTCCGATGGCTCTTGAGATCATCGAGGCCGATAGGCTAGCGACGGATCGAGACACGTACACGATGGGCATCGATCGCAAGGATGGTACGCGAGTGATTCGCGGCATAAAGGTTGACGAGTACGGCAAGCCTCTTGCGTACATGATCTATGACGATCATCCTCTACAGCCTTACGCAGTCAGTCGTACTCCGAAAGAGATTCCAGCTAGGGAGATTATCCACCTGTTCCGGCAGGATCGAGTCGGCCAGACGCGGGGCGTTACTTGGTTTGCTCCGGCGTTGGCGTCAATCAGGGATCTTGGAACCTATCTCGATAACGAGCTCCAAGCCTCGGCGATTGCATCCTGCTTTACCGCAGCGATCAAGACCGAGACGCCAATGGGCAACTTGAGCAACCCAGATGCGGGAAGCGGAAACGACAGAAACGGAAACCGTGAGCGATACCTAGAGCCCGGGCTAATCTTTGATCTTAATCCGAATGAATCGGTTGAGGTCATCAATCCAACCAGGCCGAACAACAGCGCGGGCGAGTGGACGAAGGTAATCCTCCGAGGGATCGCAGTCGGTACGGGGCTTTCCTATGAGGTTGTTGCCCGCGACTACAGCCAAACTTCCTACAGTTCAAGTCGAACGAGCCAGCTAGAAGATCGTCGTCGGTTCCGAATCATCCAGAAATACATGATTCGGCACTTGCTACAGCCTGTTTGGGATCGCTTTTGCGATGCAGCGACCAGAACCAGCCTCGACGGTTTCCCATCGCCTATCGACCTGTTAAGCGATCGCAGGCGGTTTACTCCTGTTGAGTGGCAGACTCCTAAATGGGAATGGGTCGATCCGGGAGTTGAGCAACAGACCAGCGAATCGGGCATCAATTCGTTTACCGCGACCTACAGCGAAGTCCTCGGGGCCCAGGGGCTCAATTTCCGAACGGTGTTCTATCAGCGGGCCAAAGAGAATCGATTGCTCAAAAAGCTTGGCTTGCAAACTCCAGAACAAACGCAACTAGCGATCTCGGCGGCTCAGACTCAAGGTGCGGTTGAAACGCAACCAGCAACCGGAAGCGGTGAAATGATGGGGCTATCGACCCAACAGTGGAATCGCAACCGCAAAGCCATCGCTAAGACTCTCGACGAGCTTTCCAGCGGGGCCATCAGCGAAGCAGCGGCCAGGGTGTTCCTGTCATCGGTCGGCATGAGTGAAGCGAGCGTACAAGCCCTAATCGACGACGCAAAAGACGGATCGGTTGACACGCTACCGGCTGAGGTGACGGCATGAACAAGAGCGATCTAATTAAGCGACGCAAAGAACTTGACGCAAGACATCAAGCCAAGCCTATCGAGGGTGATTCGATCGTTCGCCAGTTCGGAACCGTCAAGGATGGTCGAGCGGTGATAGCTACCGAGACTCCCATCGAGATTTACGATCCGACTCGCGGATGGATCAAGCAAGTCCTTTTGATGGATGGCGTTCGCTTCCGAAACGAGAAGCGACAACTTCCAATCGTTGACAGTCACAATGATAAGACTGTTCGCAACGTCTTCGGATCAATTCGCAACATCGTTATCGAGGGCGATGAGCTTTTAGGCTTGCCCGATTTTGCGAGCGATCCAGATAGCCAAATCGTCGCGACAAGATACACCGAAGGCCACTTGAATGACTTTTCGATCGACGCACAAATCCTAGAGCGTCAATTCGTTCGAGAGGGCCAAACATACACTACGCCAAGGGGCCAAGTGATTGAGGGGCCAGCGGAAATAGTAACCGCTTGGGAACCTCACAATGCTTCGATCTGCGCAACGGGTGCAGATCCAAATTCCACAGTTCGCAGGTCTTACGACCAAGAAAGGGTTCAGCGTATGGACGAGTCGCTTTTGGCAACTCTCAAGGGGCTCGGGTTGCCAGAAGGCATGACCGATCCAACTCAAATCATCATCTTTCTCGCAGGCAAGGCAGCAGCTCAAGCGGCTGACGAAGCGAGCGACGCTCCGATGGAGCAAGTTGAATCGATGGACGACAAGAAGCCTGATGAAGCGATGAGGGCCGAAGCAGTGGCACCTGTCGAGGATCCTGAAAAGAAAGTCGAAGCCGAGGTTGCAAGGCAACTCAAGGCAGCAGACGACCGACGCAAAACAATCGTTGCCCATTGTACGCTTGCGAAGCTTGAGCGAAGCTTTGCAGACGACTTGGTTGACGATCCATCAGTGACCGTTGAAATCGCTCAAGAAAGGATCATCCGAAAGATGGCTTCACAACCACTAGGCGGGGCCGTCGAAGGCTCTCACGTTGGCTTCGGTGAATCGGAGCAAGACAAATTTGAAAACGCAGCTAAGGCTGGGTTTACTCAGCGATGTTTTCAGGGAACTGTTAAGCGAATAGCAGCACCAAAGGCAGAGGGAGCAAGTCACTTTGCTAACCTCGGCATCTACCGCCTTGCTGAAGCTTGCGTTCGTCGCATGGGCATCGACCCTGAGAAGCACACCAAAAAAGACATCGCACGAATGGCGATGGGACACGCTCCGACGCTCAACCACGTTAAGCGCGGTTTGGCTGACGTTTTCCATACTACAGGGTCTTTCCAGAACATCCTGTTTGATGGACTCAACAACACCTTGCGGGCAGCTTATGAAGAAGCCCCTTACACTTGGTCTTCTTGGGTTCGTCAGCGTCAGAGCGTTGAGGACTTCAAAGATATTCACGCCACTCAGTTGAGCGAATTTCAAAATCTTGAAGTCGTTCCCGAGGGCAAGGAGTATCCCGAAAAGAAGCTCAGCGACCGACGCAAGACCTACAACATCGACAAGTTCGGCGCGAATTTCTCAGTGACTTGGGAAACCATCATCAACGACAATCTTGACGCATTGTCTCGCATTCCATCGATGCAAGGCGTTGCGGCTCGACGGACTCAGGAGCAGCTTGTCTATGACACGTTCCTGAGTAACCCGATGATGCCGGATGGCGTTGTCTTGTTCTCTGCTTCGCACGTTAGCGGGCGAAACATTACCTCGACGACTCCAGCGGCTCCGAGTGAGACGACTCTCGACGAAGGCTTTGAGTTGATGGCCAAGCAGAAGGGTCTAAACGGCTCGGTGCTCAACTTGGTTCCATCGGTATTGCTTGTACCTCAACGGTACGCAGCAACGGCTCTTCGGATCACGAACAGCCTTTCGTTCGCGCAGACCAACGGCAACGAGGGGATCTCAAGCCTCTACGGTGTAAACGGCGTTCGGCCATTACAAGTCGTTGCGACTGCTTTGCTCGACAATAACAACGCGACCAACTGGTATTTGATCGCGTCGAGCTCGGTAGTTGATACCGCCGAGATCGTTTTCTTGCAGGGCGAAGAATCGCCGGTGCTGGAAAACGAATGGACAATGCTTTCCGACAAATACGATTTCAAGATCCGTCAATCGATGGGCTGCGCGATGATCGATCATGTCGGATTCTACGGCAACCGCACCTAGTCCGGTTGATTTCTAGCCCCTGGGCGTTTGCTTAGGGGCTTTTTGGGATGGCAACAAATTTCACAAAACAGGAATATAAAAACATGGCAGGCATGAAAGATTTCAAACCGTACTCCGACGACTTCATCGGGCCAGCGGTATCCTTTCCAACTTCGGCAAACATCGCTTCCCCTTGGGTCTATGCGATCACAGGCGCAGCACCTCCAACGGCACAGAGGAGCAATGACCGAAAGGTCTTGACCCTTACGAGTGCGAGCCAGATTCAGATCCTCGGCGGCGGTCACGGCGATGCGTTGGCGTTCGATATCGACGACGTTCAGCGGGTTGTTATGCGGGCTCGGATCGGTGCATCGACCTTTACCAGCGGATCCATCTTGGTCTTCGGTCTCGGTTCGGCTCGAAACGATACCGCCGACAGCGTTACGGCTCATGCTTGGTTCCGAATGGAAGGGGCCAACAGCACGAGCCTTGTTTACGTTGAAACGGATGACGATGTGCGAGACAATAACGATGTCTCGACCGGCGTTGCCCTTGGGACGACCTACAAGGAATTCGTTATCGACTTCACTGGCGGCAAGCAGGACGTTAAGTTTTTAATCGACGGAGTGCGAGTGGCGAAAGATACAACCTTCGATATGTCTGGCTACTCGGCGGGTCTTCAGCCGATTGTTCAACTTCAAAAAGCGGCAAATACAAACGCCGACGTTTTCGAGTTGGACTACATCGAAATTGACGGCAAGCGTCAGTAACCGATGAACCTCCACGATCTCATCAAAGAGGATGCCAAGAAGGTATTCGCTAACCCCGATGATTTTGGCGAGCCGATCGTTTACTACAAGCGAAACGGTCGGTCTCGCAAGATTGATGCGGTGGTTGTGCGGGAGGCTCTTGGTGTCCTGCCTGAAGATGGCGATGTTGTGTATCCTGTATTTGAAATACACGT